ACGGCTTGGTTGGCTCTATATGCGTTCATCTGCTCGACAAAACCACCGAAGCCTCCTTGCATGGTTAAAGGCATTTCAGCAGATTTTTTCGCCAATTTTCTACGATCTTCAATAATTTGGTTAACTCTTCCCAACATTTGTGTCTGAGCTTCGTTAACTCCGACCGAAGAACTTCCTCCCTGCTGACTCAAAAGAGCGGATTCTATCCACCTTTGTTTTTTGTCTTCGTCGTAGCTTTTCCAAAATTCCCAAGGAATCGTTATACCATATTTATCAAGATCGTCTTGCGAATTAATCAACCCCACTAAACTTCCGTCTTGCATACCGGTAAACGCACCTTCTTGCATCTCAGGAGCCGTTAACATATTCTGAAGTTCTTGAACGAACCTTGGTGTCAAAAGCTCTTCTTCAGGATGTACAACATCAATGTTAAAAGCTCTTTTTACTTTCTTCAACTCGTTTGTATAAGTAGCGTTCATTCCTTGTAGATAATTTTCTATCTCTTTTATATCTCCCGTTGATGAGACAAAGCTTGTTATTTCATCATAAAATTCTTGTTTAAGCATAAAGAGAGCGTCTTCAAAACTTTCAGGTCCTTGGTCCATCGTCATTGAATCTTCCATAGAAGGACCCATAGAAACAGTTTCTTTTACATCACTAACCGAAGGACTTGTGGTACTTGCCATGGTATTAAGAGCCATGTTGATGTCTTGATCGCCTTCTTCAAACAAAGGCGTAGGCACAACAGGTCCGCCGATTTGATAACGGTTGCCGTCCATGGCTTTTTCTTTCTGATCTTGGGTCATCTTGTCCCAAATAGAAAACATTCTTTTGCGTTCCGTAGGCGTTGCACCGACTGCACCAACAACCCCACCACTCTCGTAGCTAGGATAAGGTACAGATCCTCCGCTTTGCATGTCGACGGCGGAAGAGAACATTTTACGTCCTTTCCAATTCATCAGCCAAACATTCCAAACATTCGCATTAGATCAGCGACACCGCCACCGGCTTGAGGATTCCAAGTGGTATTGGACCCTTGTGGCAACATTGGTTCAAGCATACCCTGATACGCTTGCATACGTTTCCAAGGCTCCATAGCCATTTTGTTTGCTGCATCATACTGAGCGCCGTACATTTTATTTTGTATGCCTTCCCCTGCTTGTCCAAATTTGTCAAAAGTATTTATTTGATTCATCAACCCTCGTTGCCCAGTCATGCCAAGATCAGTAAACGCTCCGCCCATTTGACCCATGCCTCGTCCGAGTTGTCCGTATTGTCCAGCCATGCTGGTAATGCCTTGACCAAGCGCACCAAGTCCTTGTCCAAATTGTCCAAGCTGACCACTGATTTGTCCTAAACCTTGTCCAGCGCCTTGTGCCATTTGTTGTGCTTGGTTGTATCCTTGTTGTCTTAAACCACCCACCGCTTGCGTTAGACCACGGCCAAAGGCTCTTTCTCTTTCTTGTTCCATAAGACGTCCACGAGAACCACCAAACGCACCAGAGGATACAGCATTAGCCCTGTCAGCCTGTGCTTGTTGTTGGTTTTGCTGATTCATTTGTTCTATGGTGCCTTGAATTACTTGATCTTCGTAAGGATTGTAAAATTGTTGTGCAGCACCTGGCGCATACATATTTGCTCCTTGTTGCATCGCACCAAAGCCTTGTTGTGCCATTCCAGCCCCTTGTTGCAGATACGGCGTAAAGCCACCAAGGCCACCGGCCATTGCTCGTGCTTGCATACTATAAGGATCAAGCCCTGCGTATTGCCTGACCGGAATCGGCATAGGTTGTTTTGCTAAAGCAGACGCGGACTCTAAGAACCCACGACGCATTGCGCCACCATAAGGCTCGTCATAAAAAGCTTGTGTGGTTGGAGCTCCGTAACTAGCCATTGTAAGACCTCCCGTCTCCCATACTGTTAATTTTTCTTAGTGTTTCAATGCCAATGGCGTCTACAGCGGGTTTTTGAATAACAAACTCACCCGGCTCTAGTTTTGCAAAAGTAATATCACCTGGTCTGTGGTCCGTGGACCCACCGTGCATTGCTGTCATTATTTCTGGAGGGCCCATATTTGCATAGCCTACGCCTGGCATTAATGCAGGCTGTAGGTTAGTGGGTTGATAATCTTGATAATTAAAGGCTGGTCCTCCGTAAGCTTGTCCTCCAATAAGGGCTCCGCCTCCTCCACCATCGTCTTTCATTAAAGATTTCATGGCTAAAAACTGCATTAACGGATTAGCACCGCTGAGAAAACTGCCAAGTCCGCCTTCGCCTGCTTCGCCTCCTCCACCAAATAGTCCTCCACCGCCTTGTCCACCAAAGCCTAATAGTTGACCGAGTAGACCACCGCCTCCTAAAACGTTTCCGCCCAAAGGACCTTGGCCTCTTCCTGCAAAGATGTCTCTTAAAACTGGTCCAGCACGACCTCCAAATATTCCCGTGTCATAGTCACGCGCATCGAAACCCATGTCGTCTCCTTCATAGACTCCATAACCTTCTTTCATGTCAGGAATTGTAGAAAAATCGATGTAAAAAGGATCGTCTTTAGACAACCCAGTAGCAAGATCAACATAGTCTTCTATATCAAAGTCCATGTCGTCTCCTTCGTAGACTCCATAACCTTCTTTCATAGGCGTATCAACAATAATTTCATTTATAAAATCGTCTAAAGAAAAGTCTAGGTAAGACATGTCATCTTTTAAAATATCGTCAAGAGTTGGTTGGAATGTTCCATAACCTTCTTTCATGTCAGGAATATCAAAATCAATGTCTAAAAAACTGTAATCGTCGTCAAACAGTCCCATTTATGTCTCCGTTATTGTGTGTACCTATTTTCATTTAATTCTACCATGTTTTTTTGTTAATGTTTATTTTCTTGAAAACCCGCCACTACTTATTTTACGGTCTGGTTGGTACCAATCTCTTTTAGGGGTTTTTCCTTTTGCCAACATCTTAGCAATTCTTCTTTTAAAATTAGCTGCTCTTAGTCCTTGGTTCGTGGACTGTGCAACACCTGGCACTGAACCATACATGTAGGACATAGGATCACCGCCTGTTTCTCCTATTCTGTTTGCATAACTTTCGTTAGCAAACTGTTGCACCCTAGCAGCTCTTTCTGCTCTTTCTGCTCTTTCTGCTCTTTCTCGTTCTTCTCTCATAGAATCCGTTTCTCTCGTTTGAGCAGTCACTTCGACAGGTTGTATGTCTGGATACATGTCTACATCCTCTTCAGCCGAACCCGTGCCGTATTTTTCTTCATAAGACTTTATAAATGGCAAAAGGGTACTAGCTATGTTTCTAGCTTGTGGTCCAAACGTCCCACCTAAAATACCTTTTTGTCCAGGTATTCTCGGTTGAATTTTATCCATCAACCATCTAGTAGCAAATACTTGTGGAACCGCTTGAGCAAATTTCACCCTGTTCATTATTCCTGGAAGCCCTCCTGTTCTGGGGTCTTTAAGCGCTTGCATTATACCTAAGCGTAAAGGACCTTCGGAACCTAACCCAAGAAGACCTCCACGACCACCCAACAACATTCCCCACGGACCGACTTTTTTAAACAACGCTTGTCTGCCTGCTCGTTGTCCTAAAGCTTTGCCAAGTTCCATAGGTCCTCGGTCCCTGAGCATTTTATACATTCCAAGACTTTGCCTAGCTTGTGGATTAGACATAATACCCATCATAAGCATTTGTTTAGCAAAGTTTTTTGCAAAAGGATCAGAAGTAGTTTGTCTCGGTCCACCGACAGTAGTTGTTGTGCGTCCACTATTCGACCTATCTTGGTCATACCAAACAGACCGGGGGACATCAAAAGGGCTTGTTGACTGAGTTACTACATCTCCTGTTTGATAACCTTTATACCCAGAAGCATACGCAGCTCTTGCTTGTTTTGCAGCTTGAGCTTTGGTTGGATAAACCTTTCCAGATTCACCCCACTTGTATCCTCCTTTTACTTTTTGTATTGGCATTATAAAGAAATAGTTGTTGAGCCGTTTGTAGCGACTGTTAATGTTCCAACAGAACCCGTGGCTTCAAGTCCTACCGGTGTTCGTGTTGATAGGTCTTGCCATTGACTGCCTGTGTAAACCTGTAAAACATCTTTTGACAAGTTCCATATTACATCGCCAGTCGCAAATTTATTTTGTCCTATCTGTACATCAGTATATTGCGGAGTTGCCGTAGGATCAAATTTACCTAGGTTTATCTCTAAAATACGCACCATTCTGTTGTACAAAGCAACATCTACAGCACTTGAAGCAAGAGGCAGTCTACTGTTTAAAAGTTTTGCCACTAGCGCCTACCGTCAGGCCTAATGTCAAACCGAGTGCTGCCAAGCCTCCAACCTACTCCTGTGTTTCCAGACACGTTGTCGTCATCCGATTCTAACCTTAAAACAGCTTGTCTTCCTCTTAAACGAGTGTCTATTTTTGTTGTAGAACTTGTAACCGAAGAGGTGCTGGAAGTGGTTAAGCTTTCTCCAGGATAGTTTCTGTGTTTTAAAACAAAGTTTAGTGCTTGGTCTGTGCCACCACTCCCTGTAAATTTAACGTCCGGTATTATGCTTCTAACGAAAGATATATACTCTCCTTCATCAATGTCAAAATCACTGGATTCTATATACACGTTGTCCATAGGAGAACCGTCCGCATCGTTTCCATTTTCATGTTCATACAAATAACCGTTTGATGTGGCTCTTGGTTTAGTGAATATTCCATCGTCTATCCAAGCTGTTCTTGATAACGCACCTATGGACCACACTTGTTCTAAGTAGTTGTACATAACATAACGATCAATTTCTGTACTGTCCGTAGAAACGTAGTACCAACCAACTTCGTTAAACTCGCGATTGGTAATCGCAAATGTTTTAAAGGCTTGCGACGCGTTGTATCCATCCAATACAAAATTCAAAACAGCACAAGGCACTCTTGAAACAGCGCCGTCGTACTTGTAAAAACCGTCTCTTGCCATCCAATATACACCGTCCGGTGCGTTTATGGCCGCATTAGGAGAAATCAAACCTATGTTCTCGTTCATTAAGTTAACACCAAAAGTAAACGGAGGACCTACAAACTGTAGGGAATATAGAGCCGTATCTGTCCAAATTAATATTTCTTGACGAGCGCGTAAGCCTCCTACAATTTGCGAACCCGAAGACAGCCGTATCGAACCTGCTGTGTTACTGCTCAAAGGTTCCCATTGAGTAGCGCTTTCTTGGTCACTAAACGCAACCAACAAAGGATCCGATGTCCCGCTTCTTGCTGAACCCTCTATTGGGTCTGCCCCTAAGACTATAATGTGTCTGTCTATGTCACTGACTATGGTTTGCAATCCAACCGTAGGCGCTAGGTTTGCTCCTGACAAAGCTGTAATGTTTACTGCTCTTGTAGACGTGCCGGTGCTTTCATCCCAATAGTGAATACCTCCGCCTCTAGGATTTAACAAAAGATCTTCGCCAAACGCATCGTGGGACCAAAGCCTTAATTGATTTGTTCCAGAAACAGCAGTGGCACTACCAAAAGTACCTGCGCTCCAAGCGCCAACACCCCACCCCGTAGAAGAAACATAAACATCCAGCCCTACATTGATTTGATAAGCACCAACCACACTTGATCCGCCATTACCGACATCACTACTGTTCGCTGTAACTGTATCGCCATCGGTGTCTTTGGCTTCAATGGTGTAACTATTCGCGTTTACAATCGTTGCTATTTGATATTCTTGATTAAGAACGGCCGCGGTAATTAACCCGCCCAAAGTAGCGGCACCGCTAAAAGTAACGAAATCATTTTGTACTGCACCGTGAGCTGTGTCTGCTACAGTAATAGTCGCATCCCCATTTGTTGCAGAAAAAGTCACGTCCCCAGCAGAGGTTGTGGCTCGTATTGGTGTTATATCGTTGTAAGAGTTGCCGTCCGACACATAATATTTCCATGTCGTGCCCAATCCCAACCATTTTGTAGAGTCTAAAGAAACCCAAGCCAATAGCGCTCTGCCTGTGCCTAAAAAAGTGGAAGAAATTTCTTTTACCCAACCGCCTATCTTTTCAGGCAATCCTTTACGAAAACGAATTAGATTGGAGTCAAACCACCCACCTTCATTGGAATAGTCTGTGCCTTCTTTATTTATTCCCGGTCTAAAATTATATTTACTATAAGGCATATTATTTTTTAACTAAACTTCCTCCAAAATACATTCCAATTATAGCCGATACTAAGTTTGTATCTAGCTGTGTTATTACCAATCCTTGAAATGTAATCCATTCAAAGACCTCTCTGCCTTCTTTAAAAAACCAAAACCCTGGTCGCCAATTCGTATATCCTACTGTTACATCCACATCTGGATAAAATACTGCAACCAATTTTGGCAACAGCACGATTGCAAAGATAGAGGCCAAAGCAATGATTCTTCTGGTCCATGCAAAGCCTTTGTCCTTTAGTCCGTGGTCCAAGGATTGTTTACGAGCTTTCATCTCAAACTCGCCTCTTGTTATAAGAAGCTTTTGTTGTTCTTCTTTAGCCTTACGACTTTGCGCCCATATACTTAATAAACTACTCAACAACGTTGAGCCAAGCATCGTGATTATCTCAAACGGAAAACCCACTTCATACTTTAGGTTTGGAACTGTTTGTATAGAGTCCGAACCAAGCGGCCCCAGCGCCTACAACAATTGATATTAACCCCGATTGTTCAAAGCTGGGTTCCGGCAAATCCATAAACCAAAAAGTTGTGTAGTACAAAAGATACATATACACCCCTAAAAAACATCTAGGTATGATTCTCCAACTGTCTATGGCTTGCGCCACAAAGATAAACTTTTGATAAGGGTTGTCGTTCTTCTCGTCTTCTAAAGTTCTTATTTTATCTTTAAGTGCAGAGTTCTCTTGAAGCATCTCCATGAACTTAGA